GAACGGTTGCGACGTCTTCGTGTCTTTTTCCCTGCACGTTTTGGAGGTTGAACACCTACAAACCCACGAATAATATCCGCTGGACCTGTTCCTGGTTGAGCAGACTGACCTGTCTTTCCTTCGTAGACTTCATCAATTGCCTGACGGGTTGCCTGTTTCCCAATCGCTTCTGCAAGTTTGTCAGTTGTGAGTCTGTAAAAGACAGTATAATCTTGGTTGTCTAACAATCGAATTGAACGACTTGCTATAACCCTCTTATTCCTATTTAAAATGTCTAGGTCAAGTGCATATCGGTGTACAATAACTCTAGTTTTACCTCTAACCGTTACATATTGGTATCGTCTGGAACCATTTAATATCCCAGAAAGAACATACGTCTTTCCGACTTCTAACCGTGAAATGTTAACTAGAGCACCCATATCCATAGGAGATTCAGGTAAAGGATCCATCAAAAGATAGTCGTCAGGTCTTGCAGGGATAGGAGGTTGATTCATTGTTTTTCAACCAGATTTTTAGATGCTGGTTAAAGAACAATGAGTCGGTCGTACGCATTACCGAATCGTAAAGCATTTGCGGATGCGATTACGAGGACTCTCTTACAGTATAGGAAACTCCCAACGGATGACGAAGATAAGGATGTGGATGTATGTCTCGCACGAGGCAGCAATGCACGCGAACTCCTGCCTCATCAAAAGGTCGTCCGCGACTACTTGCTGATGGAAACCCCCTATCGTGGTCTGTTGTTATACCATGGTCTGGGTTCAGGAAAGACCTGCTCGTCCATCGCAGTGGCTGAATCCTTATTGACGACGCAAAAGGTGTTTGTGATGTTACCTGCTTCGTTGGAATCGAACTACCGCGGCGAGCTACGAAAGTGCGGTGACCCTCTCTACATGTACGACCAACACTGGCGACAACAATCCTTGACCGCAGAGACACGCGAGACCGCAAAGAAGCTTGGACTCTCGGATGGATTCTTGGACCGAAACCGAACCTTCTTCACTACCGTGCCGAATCAAGAGAAGAACTTTGATAAGCTTCCCAAGACCGCACAAGATACCATTGCGAAACAGATTGAAGACATCATCGACCAGAGATTCACCTTTATTCGTTATAACGGCTTGTCGACTGCGAACATTGGCAAATACGTTCCTGCCGATGGAAGCAATCCCTATGAGAACAGTGTAGTGATTATCGACGAAGTCCACAACTTCATTTCACGCATCTCCAATGCGTCCGACATTGCCCGCAAGCTCTACGATTTGATTTACAATGCTCGTAACTGCAAGGTCGTTGCGTTGTCTGGAACACCTGTGATTAACCGTGCGAATGAGGTTGCGTATTTGATGAACTTGTTGCGTGGACCCATTGAACGCATTGTGATTCCAGTGCGTGCGATTCCAACCTGGGATGAAGAGCGTATGACTTCGTTGTTGCGTGCGATTCCCGATGTGGATACCATTGAATTCGTGACTCTGAAGAAATACATCCTGTTAACCCGCAATCCTCCCCATTTCCGAAGTGTCTACAATGAAAAGGGTGACCGAATCGCAGTTCAGTATGTGAAGGACCTTCCCTTTACACCCTCTGCGCCCGACTGGGTGAATACCTGGGCTTCCAAGTTTCAGACGGACATTGGTGGAGCGGAACTTGCGTTGGACCGAATCTCGACTGAAGTCTTTGATGCCTTGCCTACCGTCTACGAGGAGTTTGCAACCTTGTTCTTGGACGGACTTCAAATGAAAAACACACAATTGTTCCAACGACGCATTCAAGGATTGGTCTCGTATTTCAGAGGTGCCGATGAACGCATGTTGCCTCGACGCGTAGACGACGACAAGCTGTTGGAAAAGGTACCCATGTCCGATGCAATGTTTAACAACTATTTGGCAGTACGATTCAACGAAATCAAACAAGATGCACGACGAAAGCTGAACCCTGCGAAAGCCGAAGACAATGAAATGAAAACCTTTCGTGTCAACTCTCGTCTTGCCTGCGACTACTCCATTCCACCCGAGATTCGTAAACCCGAACCCGATGAACTCTTGACGGAAGACGCAGAACCCGAACCCTTGAAGAAACTCAAAGCAGACATCTTAGAGAAAATCAAGGCAGACCCTGCACGATACCTCACAGAGACTGCACTTCAAACCTACAGTCCCAAGATGTTGCGAATCTATCAAAACATCCGTGAATCCCTTGGAGGTGAAGCACGACGAACCCAGTTGTTGTACTCGAACTATCGTAACCTAGAAGGGTTGGGAGTGTTCTCGGCCATTTTGAGTGCGAACGGGTGGCAAGAGTACAAAATCACCAAAGAAGCCGGTCAGTGGATTGAAGACCCCTCGATGGATGCTGAAAAGCCAGCCTATGCCTTCTTCACGGGTAACGAAGACATGGAACAGCGTGAGTTGTTCCGTCAGATTTTCAATGCAAAGTACGCAGACGACTTTCCACCCAGTCTTAAACAGTCTGTGGAGTCTGCACCTAAGAAGAAGTTGGTGTTATTTATGATTACTGCGGCCGGTGCTGAAGGTATTACCTTGGCGAATGTGCGACACGTCCACTTGATGGAACCCCATTGGAATCCTGCACGACACGACCAAGTCATTGGACGCGCCATTCGATTGTGTTCTCACGCATCCTTACCGTTGGAAGAACGAACGGTTCGTGTCTCGTTCTACATTAGTGTGTTTACAGACTCTCAATCCAAGTCTACAGAAGGTGCGAACAATGTTGTGCTTGTGCGTCGTAACGATATGGCTACCAAACGATACGAAGGTGAACCGACTGAAGCGTTCATGTCGACCGATGAATATCTGTATGAAACGACCTATGAGAAGGATGTGACGAATAAACGAATTAGTTTGCTGCTTAAACAAGCTGCCGTCGACTGCGAAGTTCATCGTAAACTCCATAGTCGCGAAACACCTGTGATTTCATGTATGCGATTTGATAGCACAGTTGCGGGTGAAGATTTAGCGTTCAAACCTGATTTGAAGACGGAAGAGTTGGACGATTCGTACTTGCGAAACATGCAACGACGTAAACGACGACTCCAAAAAGTCCAGATTAAGCAGATGGTGTTCTTAATTGACCCCGATAGTAAGGAGGTCTTTGATGGTCCTGCGTTTGAAGACGGTCAACGCCTACTTAGATTGGGACAGCTGATATCACCGGTACAGATACGCTGGCTGCCGGACCTTCAGCTTGCGTAAGCACGTCTTCTAGAAAGCCGTCGCAAACAGTCGCCCAACTCTTGAATTGGTACGCTCGAACACTCTCTTTTTTGCTGGGTAGCTTCTCAATCATAGACTCCATTGCAGATGTGACATCTGAGTTTGCAAAGGTGGGTGCTGAGAATCCATGGGGCATACCGCCAGGGAAGTAGAACTTTCCATTGGATGGAATGAATTCAGCTGTGGAATCGTCTAAGAAAGTGCGATAACTTCCAACATCCGTCACAATCTGGGGTGCACCTACATACATGTGTTCGAGCTGGCACAACCCAAATCCTTCTCCGTCTGAGGTATTGATACCAATATCGGCTGCATTGTAGAGTTGATTAATGGCTTCATCACTCAATACATTCGGAGGTGATGTATCAATCAACAAAAGACGACGTCCAAACTGCTGGAAATCCAGTCCGTTGTCTTTGAGTTCCTCGAGGTAGATACGTTGAATATCATAATGTGCACCGGTCTGAGGCTGGAGATTGGTTGCTATCATCAAATAATAAGGCTTTGAAGGATGTTTCTTAAGAAGTCCTACAAACCCTGCAATGGTTAAATCGATACGCTTACGCTGACTGTTGCGGTTAGCGTTAAGCATTAACACTGCATCCGCAGGAAGAGACAAGTTGGACTGGCGAATCGGTTTGCGTGCATCTTCAGACATACAGGTATAGGTTGTAGGGTCCACTGCATGTTCCAACACACGAATGTCTGGGAAGGGTCCATACTCTAAGAACTTTGTCTTCCAACTGTCTGTGAAGCAGTAGATACGGTCTGCATGCTTTTGGACGATTTCAATCAAGGGAGCTGCAATGCCTGTATAGACTTGGTCGACATACAACCAAAGTTTGTAGGTTGACTTACCTCGTTCGTGTTTCATCGAATCAATGAATCGTGTAATCGTATACGGGTCATTGTAAATCATAACCACATCAGGTTGGACTGTTTCAACGTATTCAGCAAGTTTGTTGTATCCAAATCCCTCTTCCTTTGGGTCTTCATTTGCAGCCGCATCATAGGAGGTCACTCCTGTAGGATATTTGCGAAGGTTTGAACGACTTATATGCCGTTGGAATCCAAAGTGGAAGGTTTTGATTTTGGGATTCAATGTCGCCAATTGGTTCACTAGATTGTAGCTTACCTTGGAGTAGCCCGTGATTTGGTCGATGTGTGTGCTTACCAATAGAAATCTCATTACCTAATTAGAGAATCTCTCGCGTAAATCACAAATGCAGGTGAATTCCGCTCAAGATTGGCTGACGAAAACCAAGCGTAGAATTCTCGCCCGAAACATGACTATCGACCCACCTGCTCCTTCTGAAAAGTCTTACGCAACCTATCTATCTGCCGTTGCGAACGGAGCCACGCAACGCGAACGATTCGTAGCCCCATTCCAGGGTGCGTGGGGCGGTGCGAGTGGCGGAGCAACCTATTCGTCGGATTGCTGCCTCAGTAACGGTACAACCGGTGCATTTGGCTCATTTTTCACGATTACCAATCATAGTATCGTTCCTTACAACGGACGCTCCGTTCAACCTATGAGTGTGCGCATTGTGTCTTAAAGAAAGCATAGGGGAGTATACAAATGCCCGGTGGCTTAATGCAATTAGTGGGGGTCGGGGCCCAGAATGAGTTGGTTAACGGAAATCCTTCCATGACTCATTTTCGCTCAGTTTACCGCCGTCATACGAACTTTGCAATGGAACAGATTCGGATGCCGTTCACTGCATCCAACTTGGAGTTTTCAACGACAGGCACTCGAACAATTTCGTGTCGCATTGACCGTTACGCCCAATTACTCCACGACACCTATCTTATCATCACACTTCCAGACATTTGGTCGCCTCTCAAGTATTTGGGTGGAGCCATCCCTCCGACTGGATACGATTCACGCACCAACTCGATTGGATACGAGTTTCAATGGATTCCCAACATCGGATACAACTTAATAGACCATGTCAACTTGACCATGAACGGACAAGTGATTCAGTCCATTCGCGGAGAATGGTTGAAGATGTATTCGTACATGACTCACGATGCCAATAAGCGTTCGATTGTCGACCAGATGGTAGGTAATGTCCCTGAAGTCTACGACCCAGCACATGCGTATGACCGCAACGGACAATACCCACATGCAATTGCACCCACTGTACTTCCTACCACTGCGCCACAAACCAAGACACCCGAACCTTCCATTCGCAGTCGTCAACTGGTGATTCCTCTTCACTTTTGGTTCTGTGAGAATCCAGGCTTGGCACTTCCATTAGTCTCGCTTCAGAATTCAGAAGTGTATATTGAAGTCACTCTGCGTCAGTTGTCGGATTTGTATACGGTAGTGGATACAACTTCAACCTCGCTTACCTACGGCCAGCGTGTTCGTCCAGTCAACTATCCACTCAGTCTCTTTTTGAGTCCACCCTTATCCACAGGGATTGCTAGTAATCCAACACTAACGACTTGGTTCCCAGACCCGTACATTGAAGGTAACTTCATCTATTTAACGGAAATGGAGATGAATCAACTGGCACGAGCGGACCAGACCTTTTTGGTGAAGACGGTCAAGTATGTCAACAAAGAAGGACAGTTTGGCGGCAATACGGATTTGGAAATCCCCATGTTTAACTTGGTGACGCGTATTGTGTTTTCGTCTCAACGCTCCGACCGTATCTTGCTGAACGATTGGGACAACTATACGAACTGGACCACTACGAATCGAGCACCCTGGTCTGCGATTAGCACGGATGTAGATACAGGATTGTATTCGTCGGGTCAACAACAAGTGACGTCTGTGTATCCTCGTGATTCAATGACCGATGGAGTCATTCTGTTTGATGGAAAGGAGCGTATTCAACCCAAACCGTTGCCGTTCTTTTCATTGCTGCAGATGTACCGGCATACCACCGGTGAAACCACAGGACTACCCGGTGTCTACATGTATTCGTTTGCGTTGGACAATGGGTCCTATCAACCTTCAGGGGCTGCCAACGGAAGTATGTTTAACAAAATCATTCTGCGATTGACGCTTCAACAGCCTCTTCCATTGTCCGTTAATCCAGATGGAGCGAATACCTCTACGACAGTCTGTGTGTTAACCTCAACCTTATTCAGTCCAAATCCAACGGTGATTCCAGCAGCCAATGTGAACTTGACCGACCCTAAGACAGGCAAGTTGCTGTATCCTCCTGGAACGATTACAACCGTGGTCCAGAACAATGATACGATTCTCTTTACCTTCACCTACAATGTAGGAGTGTATGTAGAGTCCATCAACTTCTTCCGCATCGTATCGGGATTGGGCAATCTTGTATTCGCATCATAATAATGAGTGGTGTCTATTTGGAATCCGCCTATTATGGCGACGAAAAGAGCTTTGCAAACATCACACAGAGTTTAGCAAAGAAAGTCACTGCGGGTATTTTGGATGTGACTTCCAACAGTCAATTGAAACCTACCTTTGAATCGGCTCCTGAGACGACGTTGGATAGTAAGGATGAAAAGAAAATCCGCGAACAGTCTGTGAAGGCGTGTGGAGGTGAAGCAGACCAAAAGTGTTTGGAAGCCAAGAAGCTACAACTCAGTCAGGAACGACTCAAAGAAAAAGAGATGGAAGACCTCGGAAAGGGTGTCATTAAAGGTGAACGATTGACGGTCAACATTGTCGAGAATGGTAGACGAAGAACCCTGATTACGCCCGCAGGTCAGAAGCTTCGTCTTGAAAACATCTTGGGTGACAAGGCGTCTGATAAAGATGCAATCCTCGCACTTCCCACTCCTTCCCAGTTTCAGAGCCGAGCCATTGGATTGATTACGATTGTGTTAAGCACCTTCATTTATGTCTTTGG